CTACTATGACTTCTACTGATGAATTTATAGTTTTAGATTCAGGTGCAGAACGTAGAAAAGCTGCTGGTGAAATAGGTAACAATATATTTTCTAATACTGCTGGGTATATAACATCTGCATCTTTACCAAGTGTTGGTAATGGAACGTTTACTGTAAGTGGAAGCAGTGGTTTATCAGGGTCTGGATCAATGACTGCTAACCAATCTGGTAATTCAAGTGCTACATTAACAAATACAGACAAAGGGTCATCGCAAGCTATATATAAGAATTTTACAGCAAGCTCAGGGGGTACGGCCACTGCTAATAGTAATAATGACACATTAACTATTGCAGCTGGTACTAATGTTACTACTGTTAGATCAGGTGATACAATAACTATTAATGCTACTACTGATGGGCAAGGTGTAACGTCTGTTGCAACAAGTGGTAGTGTAAATGGATTAACTTTAACTGGAGGTACAATAACTTCCACAGGTACTATTACTTTAGGTGGATCAGTTAGTATTAATAATGGAAACTGGTCAGGCACAGACTTATCCGTAGCAAACGGAGGTACTGGATCAAGTTCTGCGTCTGGCGCAAGATCTAACTTAGGTGTTATCAATGATACAGGTACTCCAGCAATTCTATCTAATGGTACTGTACCAAGTTTAAATTCAGGTATTACAGCTGCTGAAGTTAGAAATTTAATAGGAGCAGGAACAAGTTCAAGCGCAGGTGTAACATCTGTAGCTACTTCTGGTAGCGTAAGTGGTTTAACACTTACAGGAGGTACTATTACAAGTACTGGAACTGTAACTTTAGGAGGAACTCTTTCTTTAACAAGTGCAAACGTAACAAATGCTTTAGGATTTACTCCTTATAATGCTACTAACCCAGCTGGATATACAACAAACACAGGAACAACTACCGCAAGCAACACACAAACATTCACCAACAAAAGTGGTAACATATCTCAGTGGACAAATGACTCAGGGTATGTAACATCTTCAGGAGGTTCAATGTCTACCTGGATTTTAAAAGAAGGTAATGGTACAGAAACAAGTACAGTATCAAACGGAGAGACAGTAACTATTGCACAAGGGACTGGTATACAGTCTGAACTTACCTCTACTTCAAGTGGTGGTACATTAACTATAACAAATACAGCACCAAATATTGTACAAACAACTGTATCAGGTTCTTCAGGTTCTTGTACGGGTAATGCTGCAACAGCAACTAAGTTACAAACAGCAAGAACTATAGCTGGCGTAAGTTTCAATGGTTCAGCTAACATATCATTAAACAACAATGCTATTACAAATGGCGCTGGGTATATAACCTCAGCATCACTACCATCAGTTGGTAACGGTACACTCTCAATGACCACAAGTACAGGTCTTGACGGTAGTGCTTCATTTACAGCTAATCAATCTGGTAATACATCATTTAGTGTTACATTAGATTTATCAGAACTTACTGATATGACTGCGGCAATGAATACTAATGATGAATTCATAGTATTAGACAGTAGTGCTGAAAGAAGAAAACGAGCAGGTGAAATAGGTTTAAGCATATTTAGTAATGATTCAGGATTTACAACAAATACCGGGACTACCACAGCAAGCAATACACAAACCTTTACAAACAAGAGTGGTAATATTAGTCAGTGGACTAATAACTCAGGTTATATAACATCATCTTCATTACCATCAGTTGGTAACGGTACGTTAACAGTGCAAGGAACAACAGGTTTATCTGGTAGCGGCACTTTCACTGCTAATCAAAGTGGTAATACAACTATAACACTTACTAATACTATTACTAACAATAACCAGTTAACTAATGGTGCTGGATATGTAACATCTTCAGGTGGCTCAATGAGTAGTTGGAATTTAACTGCTGATGCAGGTGGTACAGCTACAATAGATAACGGTGAAACAGTAGATATACAGGGTGGCACTCTTATATCAACCGCTCGAGCTAGTAATACTGTTATAATTAATAACGACCTTACAAATAATAACCAAATTGCAAACGGCGCAGGTTATACTACTAATGTAGGTGATATAACAGCTGTGACTGCAGGTACTGGAATGAGTGGTGGAGGAACATCTGGCTCAGTTACTTTAAATTGTACTGTACCTGTTATTAGTAATAATAATCAATTAACAAACGGAGCAGGTTATACAACAAATACAGGAACTGTAACTGGAACTGGAGTAAGTGCGTTTGGAACTAGAAGAATAGCTTATTGGGGTGGCACATCAAGTATAACATCAAATGCTGCTTTTTATTTTGATGATGGCTTTTTAAGGATGTATGTAGAAGGTCAATATGTTGCCAAAGGAACTAATCCAGTTCCTTTTTCAGTGATTGGCGATCTTGACACAGGTCTTGGTACTTTTGATAATGCTGGACAATGTGGTTTAAGAAGTAATGGAAAAGCGGAGTTTACAGTAAAATCAGGAAAAGCAACTTTAGATAATTATACCGCAGTTGCAACAAAATCTGGAGCTACTTCTTTAAGTCCTACTCAAGATCAACAACCTTTAACTGCAGATACACTAGCAGAACTATGTGTTGATCCAGATGGGAATATTGTTAGAGGATCACAAGAAGCAACTTGGACATTTACTAATGCTCAACTTAATGCATTAACTAACAATAGAGTAAATTTACTAGCTGCTCCTGGTAGTGGTAAAGCTATTGTTGTCGAAGAAAGTAACTGGCTTATGGTATCTAACCCAAATTCCACTACGGGCTCATTTGGTAGTAATTTGATATGTGAGATAGTTGGAGTTACAGTTAACCAAGTAGCAACACAAATGGTAACAGCAAGAATGGAGGAAATATCTGTACCAGCTTTTGGTGGACTTGGAATTTATAGTCGTGATGTTCCAGAATTAAATAGAGTTTATAGGTTTAACGAACCTATGACTATTAGATGTCCAAATGGAACAAACAAATTTCCAGCAAGATGTACTAGTCTAGCTTTAAAGATTAAATACAGAGTATTTGACAAAAATACTTTTTAAAGTAAAAATTTAATAGAATGGATATAAGAAAAATATCAGTCGGTGCAGACTATAAATCTAGTGCTATGCATTACATTATAAATCAAGAGATTTTAAATGGAAATTATTGTATACATTTGATAAAGCATATTGAAGAAAATAATTCTATAAAAATATGGATTGAAAACAAAACAGGGGAAGTTTTTCTTTGGAAACAGTTTAATTCTAATATGCCAGTATCAATTGAATATAATATAAATTTTGAATGAAATCACCTTTTTCTTTTATTGTAAAACCAAGCAATAATAAAAGGTATGATAACACTAAGAAGATTGGAAATGTTAACTTTATAACAAGTACATCTAAAGAAGATCATACCTCGTCAAATAGATATGGAATAGTTGTTGAGACACCTATTAACTATCCTGGCCCTATTAAAATAGGAGACACACTTTTAGTTCATCATAATGTTTTTAAATATTATAATGACATGAAAGGTAAAGAAAGAAGCGGAAAAAGCTTTTTTAAAGACAACTTGTTTTTTATTGATTACGATCAATTTTTTATGTATAAGCAGGACGAAGAATGGAAATGTCATTCTAAATACTGTATGATACAACCTATAAGAAAAAATAACAATCATTATATTAAAAGTCACGAAGAAGAAGAACCATTAATGGGCTTAGTTAAGTATCCTAATGAATACTTAATTAGTAAAGGTATTAATAAAGGTGATAAAGTTTCTTTTCAACCAAATAGTGAATATGAGTTTATAGTTGATGGAGAAAAATTATATAGAATTTTTGACACTAATGTAACAATGGTTTTATGAATAATACTGAGTTAAAATTAGAAATAATAAAGGCAGGTAAAAAAGCTGTAAAAGAACTTATTAAAGTTGCTAATGAAGGTATTTTAAAAAAAGAGTTAGATGGATTAGCTCCTGATATAGCAGCAGATAGATTAAAAAATGCAGCAGCTTCTAAGAAATTAGCAATATTTGATGCTTTTGAAATACTGACAAAAATTGAAGAAGAAAACAGTATGATTGATAAAAATAATATAGATACTAAAGCCTCCTTATTTAAAGGGTTTGCTGAAGGAAGATCAAAATAATGTACAAACAAACTTTATATAAAATACTAGATAACATTATACCTGAAAAGGTATTAAAGTCTTATAATAAATATAAGAAATGGGAGTATGGATATAATAAAGAATTTGACATAATTATTATTTCTAAAGACGGCACGATTGATGAAGTATATGAAATACAAAATTTAAAAATAGCTTTGCCTAAAAAACAAAATGTTTATAATTTTGAAAAAGATTGTTGGGATAAATTAAATTTTCCTAAAGAATTAAGTAGAATTAAAAATGTATTTGAATGGGAAAAATATCCTGATAATTTTAAAGAAAAATGGTATGACTATATTGACACAGAATTTGAAAGAAGAGAAAAAGGTTTTTGGTTTAATAACAAAGGTGTTTCTACTTATATTACTGGTTCTCACTACATGTACTTGTGCTGGACCAAGATTGATGTTGGGCAGCCAAACTTTAGAGAATCAAATAGATTATTCTATATATTCTGGGAAGCTTGTAAGGCAGATGCAAGATCATATGGGATGTGTTATCTTAAGAACAGACGATCAGGCTTTTCATTTATGTCCTCATCAGAACTCGTGCATTCAGCTACCACCTCACGTGACTCACGTTACGGAATATTGTCAAAAACTGGGTCAGATGCTAAGAAGATGTTTACCGACAAGGTCGTACCGATATCGCTCAACTATCCCTTCTTTTTCAAACCCATCCAGGACGGTATGGACAGACCGAAAACCGAACTTGCCTATAGAGTCCCAGCCTCCAAGCTCACCAGAAAGAAACTTGACACCAATCAAACCGCCTCAGAATTGGAAGGCCTTGATACCACCATTGACTGGAAAAACACAGGTGACAACTCCTACGATGGTGAAAAACTAAAAATATTAGCTCATGATGAAAGCGGAAAATGGGAAAGACCAGATAACATACTAAACAATTGGAGGGTTACAAAAACCTGTCTTAGATTAGGTTCTAGAATTATTGGGAAATGTATGATGGGCAGTACATCTAATTCACTTGAAAAAGGGGGTGGTAATTTTAAAAAATTATTTGCAGATTCAAATGTTATAAAAAGAAATAAGAATGGTCAAACTAAAAGTGGACTATATTCACTTTTTATCCCAATGGAATGGAATTACGAAGGATTTATTGATATATATGGACACCCTGTATTTGAAGAACCTATTAATGAGGTTGAAGGGCCTTTAGGAGAAATAATAGATCAAGGAGTTATTAATCATTGGGATAATGAAGTTGAAGGTCTTAAGTCAGACCCTGACGGATTAAACGAATATTATAGACAGTTTCCAAGAACAGAGTCACATGCTTTTAGAGATGAAAGCAAACAGTCTTTGTTTAATTTACAAAAACTATATCAACAAATAGATTACAATGATTCTTTAATTAAAGATAGATTTGTGACTAGAGGTTCTTTTTCTTGGAAAAATGGAATACAAGATACAGAAGTTATTTTTTCTCCAAACGATAGAGGTAGATTTTATGTAACATGGACACCTAATAAACAATTACAGAATAAGTATTATTTAAAAAATGGAATAAAATATCCCAGTAATGAACATATGGGAGCTTTTGGCTGTGATAGTTATGATATATCAGGTACTGTTGGAGGAGGAGGTTCAAATGGAGCATTACATGGAATGACAAAATTTCATATGGATGAAGGCCCATCAAGTGAGTTTTTTTTAGAATATATTGCAAGACCGCAAACTGCAGAAATATTTTTTGAAGATGTATTAATGGCCTGTGTGTTTTATGGTATGCCTATACTTATTGAAAACAATAAACCTCGTTTGTTATATCATTTTAAAAATAGAGGATATAGAGGTTTTTCAATGAATCGTCCTGACAAAATATACACTAAACTTTCAAGAACAGAAAAAGAATTAGGAGGTATGCCTAATAGTTCCGAAGACATAAAACAAGCACATGCAGCAGCTATTGAGTCGTATATAGAAAAGCATGTAGGGTTTGATTTGTCAGGAGCTTTTAGAGACTCTGATTTAATAGGTTCTATGTATTTTATTAGGACTTTAGAAGACTGGGCTAGGTTTGATATTAACAACAGAACAAAGTTTGATGCATCAATAAGTTCTGGTTTAGCTATAATGGCTACACAAAAGAACCTGTATCAGCCCATTAAAAAGAAATCAAAAATAAAACTTAACTTTGCAAGATACGACAACAAGGGAAGTTATAGTCAAATTATACAATAAATGGAGGATGTAAAAATCACGTTAAATGCCACAGGATTCCCTAGTCAATTTGTTTCAGACAATGAAAAGAAATCTTTTGAGTTTGGATTACAAATAGGGCAAGCTATTCAATATGAATGGTTCAGGAAAGATGGTGGACAAAGTAGGTTCTACAACCAATGGGCAGATTTCCATAGGTTGAGATTATATGCTCGTGGAGAGCAGTCAATTGCAAAATACAAAAATGAACTTGCAATTGATGGAGACTTAAGTTATTTAAATTTAGATTGGACACCAGTCCCTATTATACCTAAATTTGTTGATATTGTTGTTAATGGAATGGCTGATCGAGTATTTAAAATAAATGCTTATGCTCAAGATGGAATGTCTTTAGACAAAAGAAGTGAATACCAAGTTCAATTAGAAAAAGATATGTTAGCAAAACCTGTTATGCAACAGGTACAACAGCAAACAGGAATAAATACTTTTGCTACTTCAGAAGAAGATGTTCCAAACACATCAGAAGAGTTAGCATTGCATATGCAACTAAAATACAAGCCTTCAATTGAAATAGCTTCAGAAGAAGCAATTAATACTGTTTTAGCAGAAAACAGATATTATGAAATTCAAAAACAATTGTATTACGATCAAACTGTTTTGGGAGTAAGTATGTGTAAAAACACATTTAAACCAGGCTCAGGAATATCTATTGACTATGTAGATCCTGCTAATGTAGTTTACAGTTATACAGAAGATCCTCATTTTCAAGATTGTTTTTATTGGGGTGAAATTAAAACGCTTCCAATTACAGAATTAAAAAAAATAGATACAAGCTTAACTAGAGCTGATATGGATGAGATATCCAAGTATAGTCAAAGCTGGTATGATTACAATAATACAGCTCAGTATTATAATAATAGTTTGTTTAGTAAAGATAGTGCTACAGTATTATTTTTTAATTATAAAACAACTAACACATTTACTTATAAGAAAAAAATTAATGCATCAGGAGCTGAAAAAGTCATAGAAAAAGAAGATACATTTAATCCAACTCCAGAAATGATGGAGGAAGGTAATTTTAAAAAAATGTCTAAGACTATAGATGTTTGGTATGAAGGTGTAATGGTTATGGGTACAAGCATTTTGCTTAAATGGGAAATGGCTGAAAACATGGCTAGACCACAATCAGCATCACAAGAAGTTTATCCTGAATATGTAGCTTGTGCGCCACGAATGTATAAAGGCGTGTTTGAATCATTAACAAGAAGGATGATTACGTTTGCTGATTTAATTCAGATTACTCATTTAAAGTTACAACAAGTAATTTCTAGAGTTGTACCAGATGGAGTTTTTATAGATGCAGATGGACTTAATGAAGTAGATTTAGGAACTGGACAAGCATACAATCCAGAAGATGCACTTAGAATGTTTTTTCAAACAGGTAGTGTTATTGGTAGAAGTTATACTCAAGACGGAGATTATAATCAAGCAAAAGTTCCTATTCAACAATTAAACAGTAATTCAGGTCAAGGGAAAATTCAAAGCTTAGTTGGAACTTACAATCACTACATGCAAATGATAAGGGATGTAACAGGTTTAAATGAAGCTAGAGATGGAGGTACTCCTGATTCTTATTCTTTAGTTGGATTACAAAAGTTAGCTGCATTAAGTAGCAACACAGCAACAAGACATATATTAGATTCAGGGCTTCAAATAACTCAACGATTATGTACTGCTTTATCTAGTAGAATTGCTGATGTTTTAGAATATTCTGAAAATAGAGAAGAATTTATTAATCAAATTGGAAAGTTCAATGTTGGTATATTAGATGAAATAAGTAAATTGTATTTAAGTGATTTTGGAATATTTATAGAAATTGAACCAGATGAAGAGGAAAGAAAAATGTTAGAAGCTAACATTCAAATGGCCTTACAAAGAGATTCTATAAACTTAGAAGATGCTATTGATATAAGAGAAATACAAAATTTAAAATTAGCTAATCAAGTTTTAAAATTAAAAAGAAAAGCTAAAGAAGATACTATACAAGAACAAAAAGCTGCAGCTGCTCAACAACAAGGGCAAATACAACAACAGTCTCAACAAATGGCTGCTCAAGCTGCTCAACAACAATTCCAAATGGAACAGCAAGCTTTAATCATGTTAGAAGAAGCTAAGATGAAATTTGGTGTTCAAAAAATGCAGGGTGAAGCTTCTATAAAAGCTGAATTAATGAATCTAGAATTTTCATTGCAAATGAAGTTAAAAGGAGTAGATGTTGAAGTAGCTCAAATGCAACAAAAAGGTATAGAGCAAAGGGAGTCAGAAAGAGAAAATGCAAAGTCCTCAAGAATTTCACAAGCTAATACAGAACAATCTAAATTAATAGAGCAAAGAAAAAACAACTTACCCTCAGTTAGTTTTGAATCAAATGAAGATAGTTTAGATGGATTTGATCTTGCTGAATTTGAGCCTAGATAGAATTTAAGGCCTATAAATATTAAATTAAATTAATTGTAACTTTACAAAAATTAAATAAAATGGAAATCAAAGTAAAATCATTAGACTCTATGCCAGAGAAATCTGCGCAAGAAGTAGAAGAAAAGTTATTAAAAAATCATGAAAATGAAATCTCTACCGATGCTGTTGAAAAAGAGCCTGTAGAACAAGTAGTCGAACAAGATTCGACAGTTGAAAGTCCAACTATAAAAGACGAAGACGTTCTTTCATATATTAAAAATAGATATAATAAAGATATATCATCTGTAGATGATTTGTTTGTTGAAAGAGAACAGGCAGTAGATTTACCAGAAGATGTATCTAAATATTTAGATTACAAAAAGAACACAGGTCGTGGGTTTGAAGATTTCGTAAAAGTAAATAAAAACTACGGAGATTTAAATGACGATCAAGTATTAGCAGAGTATTATTCTTTAACGGAAAGTGACTTAGATAGTGAAGACATTCATTACTTAATGGATGAAAAGTTTTCGTATGATGAAGATCTTGATGATGAAAAAGAAATAAAGAAAAAAAACATTGCTAAAAAAAGAGAACTTTCAAAAGCTAAGACATATCTTAATGAGTTAAAAGAAAAATATAGAGTTCCTCTTGAGTCAAGTGGGAGTTCTTTTTCTGAGCAACAAGTTGAGGAGTTACAAGCTTACAAGAGTTATATAGAAAATTCTAAGTCAGAAGAAGAAATTGCTAAAAGAAAAAACGAGTTTTTTTTAAAAAAAACAAATGATGTTTTTAATTCCGAGTTCAAAGGTTTTGAGTTCAATGTAGGAGATAAAAATGTAAATTATTCTTATGGTGATGTTTCTGAGATGAAATCAAAGCAAATGGATTTAAACAATCTAGTCAGCAAATTTGTTGGTGAAGATGGATTATTAAAAGATGCTAAAGGATGGCATAGAGCTTTAAGTGCTGCTATGGATCCTGAAAGATTTGCTAACTACTTTTATGACCAAGGTAAATCTGATGCGATAGGTGACGTTACTAAAAAAAGTAAAAACGTTAACATGTCAATTAGACCAACTCCTCAATCAATAGGAGACACAGGTTTTAAGGCTAGACAGATTTCAGATACAAGCGGAAAAGGCCTAAGAATTAGAAGTAAAAAATAAAAGTTTAAAAATTTAAAAAACAAAATTATGCCAGTA